CGTAAAGCAGATCATGAAGAAGAGGAAACAGAGCAAGAGGAAAAAGACGAAGAAAGTGATCATGAAGACACTAATAAGTCTTTTGACGAAGCTTTGTTGCAAACACTGTCAACACTGACAGAACACGTAAAGTCACTAACAGAATCTCAAGTTAATCTTGAGGCAAGAATGAAGGCTATGGAAAAACCAACAGACCTACCACTGAAACCATCTGGTTCTAGTGGAGAAGATGTAGGTGCCAAAGTCACAATTCCAGACGAATATCAATCCAATTCAGTCCAAGCATCACTAGATGATGATGGAGATGAAACTGAGAATGATAAAGGTGGACTCTCTATGCAAACAAAAGCACAGAAAGCAAACTTTGACTTTGAAACTGAGACTCCAAGACCAAGTGCAGGAATCGAAAACGTAAACAAATCAACCCCACAGGTTGAATTGAATATGATTTTGAAAGATGCACGAGCTATTGGGTATGATCAAATTTCACAAGTTGGTCTGAAAATTCTAAAGGGTGATTATTACACTCCTTCTGAGCAAGAGAGGTTGTTCTAAAATGGTACAAATACGAACTATTGACGAACTAGAAGCACTCTATTATGGATATAATAGAAACCTCATCGCAAAAGCTGATTCACCAGTCACAACATCAACTGCTGGCGTTTTCAACGCAGTATTTGGTGCTTATGCATGGGCTCAGTTAAACCTTGAGGCAAACGCCTTCGGTATTCTGCCAAAGACTCCTTGGGACAAGTCAGGTTGGAGAGCTATCACAGCAAAACCAACAATGACCACGACCAATGGAAACACTGATCTTGGTGGAACAGCAGAAGGTGGAAATATTGCTGAAGCAGTAAAGCCTACATTGCAAGAGATTGACATCCGACCAAAAACCGCACAGTTGCCTTTCAGCGCATCTGAGGTTATGGAATGGCTTGCAACTCATAGCAAAGACGATATTTGGGGTGGACTAGGTTCACTACGTCTATACATGGCAGTTCAGCACAAAGAATTCCTAAATAGAATGTTACTGGCAGATGTTGAAGCACAAGCAGCAGGAGCATCAGGCGACTATGCAGGAACTACCAACTTTGAAACACTTGATAGAATCATTTCTGCAGATGCAGAAGAAGATGCATTAGGTGGTTCATATAATAATTGGTATGATCCTTGGGCAGCAAATGCAACTATCGACAGAGATAGTGGCACTACCTACGACTCCACTGTAGAATCTGCTTCTGGTACAATCGGAACAAACGGTGTCCTGACTGACGATACTCTGAGAACTTTCCTACGAAAGATCAGAAAAGCAGCAGGAAAAGATCCAAACGTTTTCCTTGGCTCACATGAAGTCTATTCCGAAATTCAAGGCTTGTACATGCCATCTGTAAGAATTCCAAATCCTTACGGTGAGCAATTAGTTCAAGTCGATGTAAACGGTATACAGACTTTCAAGGGCACAGGTGTTGGTATCCATGTTGATTCCATCTATGGAATTCCATTCATTCCAACAAAAGACGCACCAAGCAATACAAGCGATTCATCTGAGATAGGTAGACTATTCGCATTAGATACATCTGATGCAGAAGGCTACGGTTATCCAAGAATCGGAATCCAAATTGCAATTCCAACTGAGTACTATGAGGCAACCAGACGAACTCCAGCCTATCCATTTGTAAATAACGCTTTCGTCGAGAAAGGTGTTTACAGAACAATGGGTGAGACCGTTTGCAGACACTTCAAATCTCAAGGAAAGATTAGAGATATTAAACTCTAAATATTCCAAATCCTTACTTTTTTATTTTTATATCTATCTTCTTTTTACCCAAATCTGTATAGGTTATTTAATACTTAATTAAGTTAGCTTAGCTAAGTTAGCTAAGTCCATGCGTTATTCTATACTCTTTCCCATATTAACACAAAAACCATTTTGGCAATAATAATATGTTCTACCTGTTTCTGTTAAAGTAGCTGCGTATGCTGGAAGATAACATTTAGGACAGAGTTTC